TTAGTTAAAGAGTTAGAAATAGAGAATCCATTAGAAATTTTTTTTACAAATTAAGTTTCTTAAAAAGAAACTTTTTAAAATAAAAAAGGAGTTGAGAACATTGGCAATAGAAAGGATATTGTTAATAATTAGTATCATATATATTATTTTAACTGCTGGAATTTTAGCAATGTTATATGGCACTATGGAAGAACTAAAAAAGTTACTCAAAGAATTTATTAATAAGTTGGATAACTATAATTTTTAGTTGTTGTAAATATAGGCTAGATAAAACTCCAACTACCCAATATATAACTGTAAGTAAAAAATTTAAACATCTAGTTGAGGTTGAATCAGTATTTAATCCTAAATATTTAAGTAGATGTTTTGGAGCGAAAAGGATGCAATTAAGCCAATAGAAAGGATTAAAACATTCTAAAATTCTATATTTAAAAACTCCTCTAGCTTCATCAAACATTGAAAAATAGTGAGGAGTAAAATCCATTCTATTAGTCGGATAAGCATTAAATAAAGAAGCTTTGTATTAAGCTAATTGTCCAAAGCCCATACGTTGTAAAACTGGAATACTACCATCTTTAATACCAGCTTTTTTAAATAGAGTTATTACTTCACGTTTGGTTTCCCAAACTTTAGGATTTGTATTAGGTGTACAAAGAGAAAAATAGTATTTATATAACATTTTTATTCTAATTAATCTGCCTAAATTTATAAAAAATTTATAGAAGAATATAGAGATAAAAAGAATTAATAATTTAAACATAACTAACCTCCAAAAAGATTTTACTAAATTATAACTTTTTGGAGAGGATAAATCAATAAAAGGAGTTGAGAACATTGGAAAATTTAATAAAGATTGAAGAAAGAAATGGAGAGCAGCTAGTAAGCGGAAGAGATTTACATGAGTTCTTAGAAATTGGAACACAATTTTCAAAATGGTTTGACAGAATGTGTGAATATGGATTTTCTGAAACAAAGGATTATATAGCTATTAGTCAAAAAAGACTAACAGCTCAAGGCAATGAAACTACCTATACAGATTACTTAATGAAAATCTCAATGGCTAAGGAATTATCAATGCTCCAAAGAAATGAGAGAGGAAAACAAGCTAGAGAGTACTTTATTAAATGTGAGGAGGCTTGGAATAGTGAGGATATGGTTTTAGCAAGAGCCTTACAGATCCAAAATAAAAAGATCCTTGGTTATAAGGAACACATTGAAGTCTTAGAAAATAAAATCAAAGAAGATGCTCCAAGAGTATCATTTGCCGAAACTATTGAGAAAGCTAGTGATTGCATATTAGTTAGAGAGTTTTCAAAGATAATAGCTAATGAGGGAATACACCTAGGAGAGAAAAGCCTGTACAAATGGTTCAGAGAAAAGGGATTTATTTTTAAGAATTCAACGGAACCAATGCAGTCAGCAGTGCAAAGAGGATTGTTTAAAGTGTCTGAGAGAGTAATTAAAGCAGTTACAGGAGACATAGTGAGAAGTACAACTAAAATTACTGGAAAAGGTCAAATATACTTTCTAGGGCTTTTAAAGAAAGAGTTTTTATAAGGAGATGAGGACATTGGAATTAAAGAAAGTGGCTAAAAAAATAAAAATAGTTGAAGTAGTAGAACTAGAAATTGATATTGAGGATGATAGAAAACTAATGCCCAAAAGGACTATAAAAGAGTTTTGGACATTAGATAACAAGTATATTGGTAAACTAGATCCTTTAGATGATTACTTGGCTATAGAAGAAGCAATAAAAGAAGAAGCATGATTTAAACTTAATTCGAAACAAATTGCATATATTAGAGCATTAATAAAGTTAAGCATGTCTTCTACAGTTTTTTCTTCATGTTTACGAATATAGTGAGTTTCATCATTACCAATCCAAGCAATTGCAGTTATAAGAGGACTTAGTTTTGGATCATTAATTTCTTTAAATACTGAACCTAAATTCATATTTGATATTTTAGTTTCATCCTTATGCTTTATGTGAATAAGATAATCTTTCACAAGAAATTCAATAGATTTTCTGAGACCAACACCAACTATTTCATCATAATTATGGTGGTAAGCTTTTAAAGATTGAGTAAATATTTTAATGAAACGTGGAGAAAATTTTTCTATTTCCTTTGGAATATCTAAAGAAATTTCATCTTTTGGATAATATCCTTTGAAATATCCAAAACGACTACTATGTTCATAATAATATGTATAAAAAATAAATTGTTTGCAAGAAGGGCACAGAAATAATACGCCAAAATTATTTCTTTCTGTTAATTCAGATATGTGGAGAATTTCTGGGGCTATACCTAAATTACAATGAGGACAAATAGGTGGAAATTGAATTTTAGCAAAATCACCATCAACTCTAATTTTATATGAGACAAAATGCATTAATAATTCCTCCTTCAGTTATCATATCTATTATTATAACTTTTTGGAGAGGATAAATCAAGACAAGGAGGCAACAATGAAACTAAGTGATTATAAAAAAGTATTGGATGAACTTACTAAGTTAGGTTATCCAGTGAGAGAAATGACAGCAACAGATACATGGCTAATGTGGAAAGCTTTTAAAAGAAATTAAGGAGGACAAGATGGAATACAAATACAGTTTAATCGTGAGTCAATGCTATCATCAGCATCATCAATTTATAGTAAAGATGGTACCAGACTTTTTAGAAAGAGCTAAAAAGATGTTAGCAGAGTTAAAAGAGTATAAAGGAAGTAAAAATACTACTTACTTAGGAGATCTACAATACTATGAAGATGATGAGATTAAGAGAAGATATAACTACAATGGCGATGAGGGAGATATCTATATTATCAACTCTAAAACAATTTTATCTCTTATAGATGATTTTAGAAGATTTTATAGACAAGAAGTAGAAAGAGTTAAATTTTCTTCAGGCAGAGAAGTTTGGGAACATCTTTATGAGAAACATGACTATGAGAAAGTTGAAAGTATAGTGAAAAAATACTTTGAAATTCTTTAAGGAGGAAGCTATGAGAAGAGAAGATTTTAAACAGATTCTACCAATCCACTTAGAAAACTGTGAAAAAATTCTAGCCGTTCAAGGTAAATGCTGGAAAGCAAGTGTTAGATGTAAAGAATGTCCATTTTCTCAAACTAACAATGCAAAGACAGGGAATGGATGCTGGGCTAGTTATTCAACTGTATTAGCTAAGCATTATGATAGTGAAGATAAAAGCTTAATAGCTAGTTGTGAGGAGTTTTTAGAATTGTTCAGAGGTGAAAATAATGGGTAGAGGTAAAAGTGCAGTAAAGAAAAGAGCTAAGAGAATTAGAGAAAAGAATGAGGCAAACTTACAAAAGATAAGAGAGCTAGGAGAACTTAGAACTTGGAAAACTAACATTCTCACTACTAAGAGAGCTCCAAGATATGTAGGGTGATAATGATGGGAAGAGGTTTTAAAATTGACTCTAAGGGTAAATATGCAGAAGCTTTAAATTTCTTGTTTAGTCTTTCAATGCCTGAAAAAGCTTTAAGAGAAGCTCCTTTATGGGAACTAAAGTTCATAATTGAAAGAGGTAAAGAAATTGGAGTTAAAAATATAGAGGAGTTTGTATTTTACATTAGGAGAGGAGGAAAATATGAAAGCAACAGGAATTTGCGAAAATTATGATTTTCCAAGAGCCACACTTATATCAATAGAAGATGCAAGTATTATTATAGGGATCAATAAAGAAACTTTAAAAGAAATGCTTGTTAAAGTTCACAAGGGTGGAACTGAAAACAGATGGCTTGGAGAGATATCACTTTGTATTTTAGGAGAAAAAAGAAACACATATTATATCTTTTTAGAAGCATTATTAGATCAATTGAAATTAAAAAAAGTACCTGCTGAAACCCCCATTTCAACAAGTACAAACTTAGAAAAAGCTTCTTAAAGGGATTATAACACACTGGAGGTTATAAGACAATGAAAAAATTTATTAAGAGAAATATAAAAGAAATTTATGTACTCTCAATACTAATCACTATTTTTTCAGTGCAAGTAGCATATGAAATGAGAGGATACCTAGCATTTGGTGGAGAGGTCCTTATACCTCTTCTACCAGTAATGCTTCATATCTGGAGTCGTGATGATGAGGAGGATAATCAATGGAAAAGATAGCTCAACTATTAATAGATGCAGTTGAAGAGCTAGGAATAGAAAGAAGATGTGTTAATAAAGATGAAACTTGGGAAGAAGCTAAAGAAGATATTTTAAAAGAGGCTAAGAAAGGGATCTGGAATTACCAACTTTGGCTTAGGCTTGAATGGATAACATGGGAAATTAAACATTTAACAAATGATTATTAAGGAGGAGAAAATGGAATTGACATTATATGGAATTACAAAAGAGATTCAAGTATTGGAAGAACTTTGGGAAATGGCAATAGATAAAGAAACAGGAGAGATAAAAGATTCTAATGTTTTGGAGGAACTACAATCAGATATTGAGGTAATACTTCAAGAAAAGTCAGCTAGTTTAGTTAAGTATTGTAAAGCTAGAGATTGCTTTATAGATAATGTGGATCAAGAGATAAAAAAGCTAGAAGCATTAAAAAAAGCAGCAACTAACAAGCAAGATAATTTTAAAAAATATATAAAGATGTGTATGGAAAAAATAGGAGTTAAAAATGTAGAGACTCCAAATGGAACTTTATCATTGAGAAAATCAGAGTCTATATCAATAGATGATGAGAAACTTATACCTGCTGAATTTACAACAATAGTTCCAACTGTGAAGATTTCTAAGGTAGACATTAAAAAAGCAATAAAAGGTGGAAAAGAAGTTCCTGGAGCAACTTTAATAAAAGGTATGAACTTACAAATTAAATAGGAGGCTAAACAGATGAAGATTTTGTTTATAGATACAGAAACTGGAGGAGTCAATCCTAAAGAATCTGCTTTGATTCAACTTTCAGGAATAGTGAGAGTTGATAAAAAGGATGTTGAGGAGTTTAACTTCTATGTAAAACCTTTTCAAGGTAGTGAGGTTAATCCTAAAGCTTTGGAAGTTCAAGGGAGAAGTTTAAAGGAGTTAGAAGATGAAAAATATAAATCAGAGGCTGAAACTTACTTTTACTTCAAAAAAATACTAGATAAGTATGTGAATAAGTATGATAAAGAGGATAAATTTATAGTTGCTGGGTATAATGTGAAGTTTGATATAGATATGTTACAAGCTTTCTTTAAAAGGCAAAATGATAACTACCTATTTAGCTATATCAGTTCATCACCAATAGATCCTCTACCTTGCATAGGAATGTTACAGCTATGTGGACTACTTCCTGTGCTAGAAAATAATAAACTTGAAACTTGGTGTAAGCACTTTGGAATTGAGTTTAAAGCACATGATAGCTTAGAAGATATAAAAGCTACTAAGGAACTTATATTTAAGATTGCTAAATTGATAAGGAAGTGATGAAATGGCAACTCTAATAATGATTTTAGGAGAGAGTGGAACAGGTAAATCTACTAGTATAGAAAACTTGGATTCTCAAGAAACTTTTATCATTCAAGTAGTAGATAAACCTTTACCATTCAGAGGATTTAAAAGTAAATATCCTTTAAGAAATAAGGAAAATCCTGCTGGAAATAGATTTATAAGTGATAGAGCTGATAAAATTATAAGAATTTTAGATACTCTAAATAAGGAACAAAAGATAAAAAATGTAATAATTGATGATAGTCAATACATCATGGCTAATGAGTTCATGAGGAGAGCTAAAGAAAAAGGTTATGAAAAATTTACAGAGATAGGACAGAACTTTTATGCTCTGATAGATAAAGCAAATGAGATGAGGGAAGATATGAATATTATTTTCTTGCATCATAAAGAGATATCAGAGGCAGGAATAAGCAAGGCTAAAACTATTGGTAAGTTGCTAGATGATAAAGTTGGAATTGAAGGAAGATTTTCAATAGTTTTAACTACTGAAATTGAAGATGGAAATTATTACTTCAGAACTCAAAATAATGGTTCTGATACTTGTAAGAGCCCCAAAGGTATGTTTGCTGATCTAAGAATACCTAATGACTTAGATTTTGTTATAAAGAAAATAGATGAATATTTTAATTAAAAGGAGAGATGTAAAATGGCATTATGGAATAATAATCAAGAGGATTTAACAACTAAGACTGGTACTGGAGAAAAAATTGAAGTAAGTGGAGTTTATGAACTTGAAATTAAAGAGGCTTATTTAACTAATTCTAAATCTTCTAAGGCTGTAGGAATAACTTTAAACTTTGATGGAGATGCTGGATATGCTAGAACTACACTTTGGCACATTAAAGGAGATGGAACAGTTAATAAATTTGCTGAGAAATATCTAAATAGAATGTTATACCTTTTAAAAACTAAAGTAGAGAACTTAAAAACTGAAGTTAAGAAAGTAAAACTATTTTCAGGAGAAGAGGTTGACAGAACTTTTATCACTAATATCCCTAAAAAAGCTATAGGTGTAATATTAGAGGTTAAAAAGGATCAGGAGAACACTAACTATGAGATAAAAGACTTTTATGATATTGGAACTGGTAAAACTACTGATGAAATAATGAATAAAACTGAGGCTGTAACTGTACAATTCTTTAAAGATAAATTTGAAAAGACAGCTCCAAAGAAAGGATATCCGTTACCTTATGAAACTACTAAAAATATCGTAACTAAAGTTGAGGATGAAGAAGAGTTCCCATTCTAAGCTATTAAGGAGAAATGGCAATGAGCAAGTATGATAAATTTAAAAAGTATGGGGATGAGATAAGGTTTCACTACTGCCCCATATGTGGAAAAGAGAAAGAAAATCCAGATTTCAGTGTGAATTTGAAAACTGGTCAATATTATTGCCATTCAACTGGACAAGGTGGAAACATTAAAGAGATTGAAGATTTTGATTTTAAACTTCCTGACATCAAAAAAGTTAAAACTACTGCTGAAAGGCAAACATTTACCTTTGATGATTTGATGAAGAAAAGAGCTAGTTATCACTTAGGTGATGACTGGCTCAATTACTTAAAAGGGAGAGGAATATCAGAAAAAGGATTAAATCGATTGTGTCGCCTTGGAAAAGAAAATATGATGATGATACCAATCACAGATGGTAAGAATGTTGTTGCTATAAAATATAGAACTTTAGATAAAAAATGTAAGTCAGAGAGAGGGAGTAGGACTGACTATTTCTTAAACTGGCAAAATGTAAAAGATAAATCTTATTTGATTATAGTTGAGGGAGAAATAGATCTCCTTAGTGCAATAGAAGTTGGGTTTGATAATGTTGTTAGTGTACCATTTGGAGCACAGAATATCAAGTGCATAGAAACCCAAAAAGATTGGATAATGAGTTTTGAAAAGATAATCATTGCAGTTGATAATGATGATCCTGGAAAAAAATGTAAGGAAGAGATAATAAAGGAATTATATTCTATAAAAGATAGACTTTATTCTGTTAATTATGGTGAGTTTAAAGACTTCAATGAGGTTTTAACTGGTGGTGGAAGTGAAACCCTTAAAAATATCATTCTAGGGGCTGAGAAGATAGTTTTAAACCCTGCCTTTGCTCCTTCATTCTTTGGAGAAAAGGGAAAGTTTTTATTTGATGTCTTTGCAAACTTTTTAAAGGAAAAATTTAACATCATAAAAATAGATAATGAACTTCATTGCTATATAGATGGAATTTATTCTAAAGGAAAGAGCTTAGAAAAGAATATGATTGAGCTTATTCCAAACTTGAAGGATACACATAGAAAAGAGGTTTTAAAATATTTAGATCTTATTTGTGAGTCAAAAGAAAAGAATAATGATGGATTGATTGCTTTTAAAAATGGAATCTTCAATATTTTTACTGATGAACTTACAGATTTTAGTCCAGACTATGTAGTGACTAATAAGGTTCCTTGGAGATATAAAAAAGGGATTTACTCAAAACTAATGGATGAGACTCTTAATAAGTTTGCTTGTGATGATAAAGGGATTAGAAAACTGATAGATGAGGTTGTAGGGTATACCCTTTTCTCCAAAAATGAGCTTGGAAAATCCTTTATTATAACTGGAGATAAGGCAAATGGAAAGAGTACATTTTTAAAAATACTGATATATATGCTAGGAAAAGAGAATTGTAGTGCTTTGAGCTTAGATGATGTTGTCAATTCAAGATTTAGAATATACCAAGTAGCAGGTAAATTGTTAAATGTTGGAGATGACATAGGTAATGGATACATTCCTGAGGCTGAAACATTGAGAAAATTAATTACAGGAGATATTGTTACAGCTGAGCAAAAAGGAAAGGATCCTATTGAGTTTAACTGTTATGCCAAGTTTATTTTTAGTGCTAATGATATTCCAAGAATTAAAGACCCTACTGGAGCAACTGCTAGAAGAATTATAGTTATACCTTTTAAAAATAAGTTTGATAGAACAAAAGAAAACTATGATCCTTATTTTCTGGACAAGGTTAAGACTGAGGAATGTATGGAGTATTTAATCAGCATTGGGATTGTGGGTTTAAAAAGGATTTTAGAAAATAAAGGTTTCAGTGAGACTGAAGAAACTAAAATTTTATTGGAAGAGTTCAATAGAAATAATAACCCAATTTTAGAGTATATTGACTTTTTAGAAAATGAAATAGACTCTCCTATTAACTTAGATTTTTTGATTTCTACTTATTCTTGTATGAAGATTTTAAATGGAGTCTATGATTTTCCTAACAAAGATAGGTTGATAGGTTTCAATGAATGGGCAGTTGATAATGGGCATCAGAAAACTTCTATTAAAAAGTTTAAAGATGCTATGTGTGCTCAATACAATCTTGAGACTAAAAGAATCAATAAAGAATTAACAAAGGAAACTTATTTTTTAAGAAAGAACTATTAATTGTATATATTCTTGAGGTATATATCACATAAATGATAGAAAAAATTTTTTGAAAAATTTGGACAAGTTTTAATTTAAAATGCCAAGTTTTGACAAGATAATTTTGAAA